CAAAAAGGTGATATGAAAGGTGACTTAGGACGTAAACCTAAAGCACTTACAGCACTTGTTCGTAACTGTGTGAACATGTTTGGTGATTACAATGTTGGACTAGTAGCAACTAACCATACATATGCATCGCAAGATATGTTTGACCCAGATGATAAGATCTCAGGTGGTCAAGGCTTTATCTACGCAAGTTCAATTGTAGTAGCAATGCGTAAACTCAAACTCAAAGAGGATGAGGATGGTAATAAAGTTAGTGAAGTGCGTGGTATTCGTGCCGCTTGTAAAGTAATGAAAACTCGCTTTGCTAAACCATTTGAAAGTGTTCAAATTAAAATTCCATATGAAACAGGAATGAATCCTTACAGTGGTTTTGTTGATTTGTGTGAAAGCACAAATATCTTAAAGAAAACTGGTAACCGTTTAGAATATACAAGTCCAGTTACTGGTGAAGTGATTACACAATTCCGCAAAGCATGGGAACGTAATGAAGAAGGTTGCTTAGATCTCATTATGTCAGAATGGGGGCAAAAAGACCTTCCGGAGGTAAATATCGAGAATGAAAATATCGAACAAGATATCTTACCTGAGGAAGAAATAATCTATGAAAATGAATGATAATGAAATAGCCGCATATGTAGATATGTGGCTATCAATGAAGCCGTATATTCCTGCTAAGGATCGTGAAATTGCTTGCGAGAAATTTCTTGCAGTTATTAACGAAAACGTATGCGATTTAAGCGAAGTAGGAGATGAATGGTTTGGTTTTGATTCAACACTTGACAGAATACTTAGAGACAGTTATTATGAAGATGCATATGATGACTACGACGAGGACTCTGATGAATACGATGATTGGCAATGAGCTGGTTTAATAAAATACGTGCTGATATCAGCAACATTGTTCCTGCAATTGATTATTTTGAACAGCAACTAGATGAAGCAAGACTTGAATGTGGGCTTAAAGGAAATGTTGAGCGTCATAGTAGAGACATGCCAGGTATAGTTGAGTTTAGATTTAATCAATTGCAGGAGATCGAAGCAATACTAGAATATCTCAATATTGAGATGCGTAAAATACGCAACAAACACTATAGAAAATATCTTGAAGGATATAATAAAGCACTCTCAAGTAGAGATGCTGAAAAGTATGCTGACGGCGAAGATGAAGTAATTGACCAACAGCATATCATCAATGAAGTTGCATTGGTAAGAAACAAATACATGGGACTTATCAAAGCCATTGATGCTAAACAATTTCAAATCAACAACATTGTAAAATTACGTGCAGCAGGACTAGAAGACGTTTCTCTATAAAAAGGTTGACATTATAACCAAGATGTCTTATATTATATATGTAGACGGAGGAAACAACATGACAGCATATCAAGTTTACTTAGACCAAATGTTCGACGCAATGTCTAAAGCAGACCAGTTAAAAGCAGTTAAGCAAACTGTTGCTAAACAATCCACTACTACTTGGTCCGATATTGCAAAACTTGCAAAAGAGGTACAATAATGTTGTACAGTGTAATCGGCGGCACTAAAAAAGAACGTGCGGCAGTTACTGAAGCACTTTGGTTTGCCAAAGAGTATTGGTTGCCACGTCATCGTAAACTAGTTGTTGATGTGGAGATTGCGCCTGGATTGCAAGCAGAAGCAGATTGTTTCGAAGGCTGTGATGATCGTGAATATGAAATCCGTGTTCGTAAAGGCATGAGTTACGAAGATTTGGTTACTGCCATCTTTCACGAGTTTGTACACATTAAACAAGATGTACTAAAACAGTTTCCTATGTTTACTCCTACTGACATTCCTTACTTTGATCGTCCTTGGGAGATTGAAGCGTATGCTGAACAAGAAAAAATGTTAAAAAGTTTCAAAAAACTTGCAAAAAAGACTTGACAGTAAGACGTCTTGGTGCTATATTGTATATGTAAGTTGAGAAAGACGGAGAGACGCAATGTTTAGAATTCCTAGCTTTTACAAGTTTGAAACTACCATGCAAGATGCTGTACAAGTTATGACGTCATACGGACGTGGCGACTTGTTGGAAGGTATGGAAGCAATGGATCGAGTTTGGGAAGAACATTGCAGTGGTTCACCACGCTTTGAAGAAGATGATGATTTTTACGAATACTATGAAGCAGAAGTAAATGCTTACAACAAAGTGTTCGAAACAATGAAACCGCTTTTTGCGTAAGGAGACTTGATATGTTTGTAGTAAAAACACAGATCCTGGAAAACTATGGCGCTCATTCTGAAGATGGTCGTTTTGCATCTGGTAATGCATACTGGAAGATGAAAGGTGGCAACGAGTACATTGTTCGTGACCTAAACCGTCCGCAGGATGCTATGGCGTTCGTGGCTGCGAAGTTTATGGAGAATAACCTCGCATTCAAAGAGTTTCCAGTTGAGGTAATCACTTGGGACGAGTGGCAAGCAGAGCTCAACGAGCTTGACGAAGACTATCGCGAGTTCCTAGTAGAGCAGGCTATCGCTTGCTCGCCTGTAGCGGAGGTGGCATAATGTCTAACGAAACTGAAATCAAATACGATACACGTCACGGCGGACCATATGATCGTGGCGGTGCTGACAGTTATTATGGACGAGGTTATCGCCCTCATTATTATACAGGCGGAACTTTGCAAAGTGAATGTATCCCTAAAGAGTTGATGACCGAATTGGAAATCGAAGCATACCGTGCCGGATATGATGACAATGAGAAGGAAGGTCATTTTAAAGACTGGGGATAAAAAAATTTAAAAAAAGACATCTTTTTTGTTGACATCAAGACATCTTGAATGTAGTATATAAGAGTAAGTTAAGAAAGACGGAGTGACAAAATGGCTTATATGAATCAAGAGAAGAAAAAAGCACTTGCACCAGCTATCAAAGCAGTACTAAAAAAGCACGGTTACAAAGGTTCAATTGCAGTTAATAACCACAGCACTCTTGTTGTAAACATTAAAGAAGGCACTGCCGATTTTATTGGCATGGCAAATGAAAAGAATCGTGAGATTGCTGAACGCCGCAATCAACGTTATTATCCCAATGATGGATATGTTCAAGTTAACACTTACTATCCTGAGCATTACGGTGAAGCGCAAGAGTTCCTAGAAGAACTTATTGCAGCAATGAAAGGTACCAGCTGGTACAACAACACAGATGCACAGATTGACTATTTTGACATTGCATACTACTTGGATATCAATGTTGGTCAGTGGGACAAGCCTTATGTGTGTACAGCAGAGGCAGCGTAATGACTCCAGAGCGCACACTAAATATCATGTCAAACACAGTGGGAGCAATTACCTTGCTTTTACTGGTAGCAAACATTATCAATATTTTTGTAAAGGTGATGCTATGAATTTAAAATTAGCAGACTTTAAAATGATGGAAACACGGTCGCCGAACGGTGTTCAAGTTATACTACGGTTTGGCGGCAAGTATGATCTCAGCATTGTACAGAATGAACTGTCGTATGGCAACAAACAAGGCTTGTATGAAATTGCAGTGTTTGATGATGTAAATCGAGTTGAACTGCCAGGCATTACTGCTGACGGTGATACAGTAAAAGGCTGGTTAACCGAAAAAGATGTTGACAATATCATCAAAAAAATGTATACAGTAACTAAGGAGATTCCAGTACAAGTTTAATTTGTTTTTGATGGTTCCGTAGCTCAGCTGGATAGAGCAAGTGACTTCTAATCACTAGGTCGAGGGTTCGAGTCCTTCCGGGATCGCCAAAAACAAATTAATGCGCCCATGGTGGAATAGGTAGACACAACAGACTTAAAATCTGTCGCTTATGGCGTCCCGGTTCAAGTCCGGGTGGGCGCACCAAACATTGCTCCTGTAGCTTAACGGTTAAAGCCCCCCGCTCATAACGGGTCGACTATAGGTTCGAATCCTATCGGGAGCACCAAATAAAGGTCCTGTAGTTTAAAGGTAAAACACCCGGCTTATATCCGGCACAGTCTCCAGATTAGAGAGCGATGTGGGTTCGATTCCCGCCAGGACTACCAAACTAAATAAAGTGTTGACAAAACAAGGATTGTATTGTAAAAGAAAATATAAAGCCGGCGTAGCTCAGTT